AGCCGGTCTGGTTGCGGACGTAGACCTCGAGGTTACGGGCGTTAGCCGTGCCCGACAGGAGCTCCTGCTGCACGAAGGCGGTCGTGGCGAGGGAGGTGTCGTTATCGCCGAGGGCGGCGGTCGGGGCTTGCGGGTCGCCAGTGAAGGTCGGGGAGGCCAGCGGGGCATAGGCCGCAAGGTTCAGCGTGACCCAGTCGGTATTATAGTTCGTGCCGTCAATCTTCTGGAGATACTGACCAGCCGTGCCGCCGACAGGAACGCCAGGACCAGCGGGCCCGACAGGGCCTTGAGGTCCGACCGCTCCGGGACTGCCAGCCGGACCTTGCGGCCCGGGCACGCCGACGCTGCCCGAGAGCGTACCTGGCACGTTAGCGCCGACGTCTCCGGAGATGCTGCCGAAAGTGTTGGACGTGGAAGTGATGGTTCCGAACGGCATAAATTAGGCGGTGACGGATTCGACCACGTTGACGCGGAAGACGTCCGAGTGGGAGACGCCAGAGGGGAAGGCAAATCGGATATCCCAACGGGCTAGGCCGAGGTGCCAGTCGGAGGTGTCACCGGCGTAAGCCACCGTGAAGCTGAGACCGTCCCCGGCCTTCGTCACCGTCATGTCGTACTCGCCGCCACACTTGTCCTGGAGGGTCGAGGACAGGGTGGTCGTCAGGAGGTTAGCCGGCCCGGTCGCTCCAGGGGTCCAAGAGAAAACACAGGCGAAGGAATTGCCTCGGGTAAATTGTACGGTGTCAGCCATGGCGGTCTAAAACTGCGGGGGCGGGCATCTTGTCGAAAGGTTCGACTAGGTCAGGTGACCGCGGTCAGCTTCCCGACGGACACAATTGAGCCGAAGTTGAAGGGCAACGGCGGGATGACTTGGCCCGGGCCGCCAGTAAAGGAGAACGACATCTGGGCGGCTGAGGCAATGGTCAGATTGTCCCCAGTAGTGACAACGACCTGGCCGATCATCTGGTTCATGTCGCCATCATCCATGTGGACCAAGCCGAAAACAAAGTCATAAATGTAAGGAGGGACCGAGGGGTCTGGGTAATCATTGACCCAGATATAGTGATACAGTTGTGACGTATAACTTGCCGCGTCATAAATGCCCGTAGCACGTCCGAAGGGGTAGAAGAACATCGACCCATCGGAGGCGGTCCACCAATAGGAATAGCCAGTTCCTCCTGCTTGCAGCGGGTACTCCCGGTTCATGGAGTCCGAAGACCTGACCGGGATGGCCGCACCGTATCCGATAGGCTCAAGGTGGTCCGCCCACGTCCTGACCTGTAAGGCGGCCATCAGATTCGGGCGTAGAAGTAACGCGCCGTGTTGGAGCCTAGCTTGATGCGGTTGGCCCAGAGGGAGCCGGTGACGTACTGCACCACCGATACGCTCGGGCCCGTGGCTTCAGTCGCTACCGCTAAAAGCAAGTACCCGTAAGTGTCGGTGTCGGCGAGGACGACGTCGGAGTTTATGATCCGCGGATACTCGGCAGCCGTGTCGTCCGTGTTTGGGAAGTCGTTGGTCGTCGCATCCCTGCCGGCCCGAAGGTAGATGTAACACTTCTTCGTCGTCGCGTTGAACGGCGTCATTACCGAGGTCGGCCAGTCAGGTACTCCCGAGGTGGTCCGATCTAGTTTGACCCAGACCGCGTCTTCGAGGATTTGCGCAACATAGTTGTTGAGCGTGCCAGGGACGACCTGATAGGTCCACGCCGAACCGCCAGAGTCGTATTGGACGTTGATGACCTTGAAGGGGTGGTTGCTGTTAGGCTGAATGTTTTCATCAAACGGAGATTCTGCGTTGATGCTGAATCCGTACCCGCTTGAGACGAAGCCGTAGCCGTTACCCGGTTGGATTTTGCTCATGCCCTGGTATAGACTTGGGTCGGGTAGCCTTCGCGGTTGAACCGAATCTCGTAGTTAATCTTAAAGATTTTCGGGGTGCCACCAGGCGGAACGCAGTAGTCCTCGAAACTGACTTGAGAAAGCAGGATAGTGTCGAGCGTGCCGCCCTTTGCCGTCGTCGTCCACACCGTGCCCAAGTGATCGGGAAGAAGCTTAATGGACACGAATGAGTTCGAGTTACTTGTCTTTCCGACTGCTCCTTTGATTGAGGTCACGTCGCCCGCCAAGTTGGTATAGATAGAGCCGGAGAAGGAAGTAGTCGGGGCGAGGTATTGGTTCTTCCCGTAGAAGGCCTGCTTGGCCGAGGTAGAGGAATCAAGGAACCCGACAAAGCCGCCGGCATTGGTGGTCGTTCCCTTGAAGTGAGCGCCTAAGACTCCGCCGACCTTATAGTCTGGGTTGATAGGCGACCCCGTAAAGGTAGTTCCGTCCCCGGCGATGGACGCCGAGAAGGGAGCAGTTGGCCCGAAGAAGTTGGGGTGGGTCGTGATGTGCTCCGAGGTCAGGCCAGTAGAGGCGGTGACGTTGGGGAGCGTCCTGGTGGCGGCCACATTGGAGTCGATGCCAACATACTCCGCCTCGATCGTGTCTAGTTCCAGGGCTCCCTTGGTTAGCGTGAACTTGTGGACGAACAAGTCAGAGTAGGTTGGATGGACCTGTCCGCCTACGACAGCCGTTCCGCCCGAGGCCTTGTCAACAAAGTAGGTTGTCTTCCCAGTCAAGAGGCCGTAGCCGTCAGTCTGGTAAACGCCCCCTGGCTGAATCAGTTTAGTGGTGAGGGCGTTGCCCTGCTTTACGAGTGCCATGATATTATGAAATTACTTGAGGGTATTGCTGGCCGGGGTGGCAGGGGTCGCGCCCTTGTTAGTCAGGTTGGGGTCAATCTGGCTTCCTCCGTTCTTGGACGCCATGATCCGCAGATATTCGAGCTGCTGCTTGGCGATTTCGGTCTGCTCCTGCATAGCCATCACGACGGGGTTCTGGCCCACGCCGATGACCGAGCCGGAGACCGAGGAGGCCGATGGGTCCTTGGTCTTGGCATCCGCGGACTTTTCTTTCTCTTCCTTTGACTTTGCCGTACCTCCAATGGCAGCCAGGAGGGCCTTAGCGGCTTCTCCGCCCTTGGCTGGAGATGCTGATGCAGAAGACCTCGTTGATCCATCTGCACCCATAGCCACCAAGGCGCCTGTATGTGGAGCGTTTCTGAGGATTCCGGCAGCCACATTTGAACCAGTCCCCTTGAGGAAATCGGGAAGCAGGGCATCCTGGATTTTAAAGCCAAATGTAGCGCCGGCTTCAGCAATCTTTGCGATGAACTTGGAGTAAGCGTCGTAAGCCGAAAAGATGTAGGCGACGAAGACCTTCATTTTAGACGTGATGGCATCCATGCCGTCGTTATAATCGCCGATGAGCTTGAGGGTCTTGCCGTCTACGATGGGGGCATTGGCGATGTCCTTGCTGAGTTTCAGGTAGTCGTTGAGAAGCGGCAAGATGTCGTTGCCAATCTTGTCGCCGAAGAATGCCGTGGAGATGAGCAGTCGTTCAGAGTCGTCGGCGCTTCCAGACATTGCCTCTGCGATGGCGAGGAAGACGGCCGTCGCGTCGCCGGACTTCAGCTGGTCAATCGAAATGCCAAGGGCCTTGAACATCTCGACCTTCTTACCCGTGCCGGCGGCGGCCTCCGCCATGTCCACGCGCAGCTGACGGGTCGCCTTAGCCAGGACGGAGATGGATACCCCAGACTGTTGGGCGGCGTAAGCTAGTTTCTGGAACTGCTCCGCAGATAGGCCTGAACGGTCAACCTGATCGGCGACCGCACCCAGTTCGCGGAACGTGCCTGAGATTAAGTTAAGCGCCTTGTCGAAGAGGACGGCCCCGGCGAACATGCCTGCGAACTTCTTGACGATGTCGTCGCCCGCCTTCTTGAACGACTGCCCAAGGGTCTCGACCGACTTCTTGGCCCGGCCCGTCACTTGTTCGACGTCGGACTTACCTTTCAATTCATACTCAAGTTTCTGGGACATGGGGCGGGGGGGTCTTTACCTCTGCGGCAGGGGCAACCTTTTCAAGGCGTTCCTGCTCTTCCATGAATGCCTCTTCATCGGTGGTCAGAATCTTAGACTCCGAGCCGTTCATCGCGGCATAGGCGGCGTTAAACCAAATGGCCTGACACTCCGGCATTTCCCACGCGCGCTTTTCCTCGAAATTATTTTTAACCAGGGAGGCGACCACCATGAGCGGCCAAGGGATGCCCGCGTCTTCGGCCGAGCCCCCGGTCTTCGTGTTGGCTGTCCAGAACTTCGGCCACGCGCCGACATGGGCGTACTCTTGGAACCGTTCGCACTCGGTCAGGAAGCGGCCCGGGCGTTCGGTAAACGACTTGACCAGTTTGACCTCCTTGTCGGTCAGCTCGCCGATCGGTTCCTCGGCGCATATCTTGACCGCCGTCAGAAGGTCCAGCGGGGTAGGCTCTCGGCCTGAGTCATCCGCAAAGGGAGACCCAACGGCCAGCAAGCGCACGCGGTACTTGAGACACCACGGATAAACAGACCGACCAAGCATTTGAAGCTTGGCCGCTGGGTCCGTGAAAGCGCGCAGGAATCTTCCGTCCACGCTACCTATCCTACCCCTTGCGGGGTGGAGTCAATGCGTAGATTAGGCGTAGGCGATGCCTTCGTAATCGACCGCCTCGACAGAGACAGAGCAGAAGCCCTTGTTCTGCGATTTCTCGTCTACCTTTGTCACGACTCCCGTGAACGAAGACGAGGCAGTACCAGCGTTATAAGAGGCGTTCGTATTGATCGCGAAGGTGATGGTCGCGCCGAGGACCGGGACGGTTCCGACCTTGACGATGCCGTCGATGCTCAGGGTCGTTTTGCGATCGTCGAGCCGATGGGTGACGGTGACGCCAGCCTCGTTCTGGACGGTGTCTTCGTTGTTGAATCCAGCCGAGACAGAGAAGGACTGAATAAACAGATTAGCCACGGTTCCCGTGCCGATGCTGTATACGCAAGAAGTGCCGTTGAGGATAGCTGCCATAGTCTTTGAAACTGCGGGAACGGGCAACCCTTAGGCGGTCGGGTTCACGACCACGAAGACGTCAAAGGTCAGGACCGAAGCCCAGGAGCGCTCGTCACGGCCTTCGTCTTCGGACTCAGGGGTCACGTCATAGCAGACCGCATCGCCCCCCGCCACGAAGGCGGCCTTTATCGCGGAGATGTCAGACATCGCCCCGGCCGCGGCGGCCACCCTGGCACGATGGGCGGTCAGGGTCGTGTCGTCGGCGTTGGAGAAGATGGTCACGCGGACCGAGCAATGGAAATTGCCAAGGCCTTCGGGCAGTTCGGCCGGAGCTCGGGCGGCGTCGCAAAGGACAACGCACTTCGGCAGCACGTTGATCTCGGCGTTGTCCCCGGTGTAGACGGCCACGCCGGCTAGGCCTGACTCGGCGGTGAGGTAGGTGTCGAGGACGCCCTCGGTGATGTGTCGGACTGAGATGGTACCCATAAGGTGGTTAGCGTTTACCGCGGTTGAACTTTTCCTTCTGCTTTTGGAGCATGTTCTCGAGCATGGCTGGCATCTGCTTTACGCGGTTTCCGTAGACTAGGTTCTTGGTATCCGCGTCGGTTGCAATAAAGTCAGTATCCCCAATGCGATTGCCGAGGGTAAGGTTGATGATGAGCTCGCCGACCTCACGCATGGACATGACCACATAGCCGTCGCTCTTTGCATGGCGCTTGATCCACAGCGGAATCTGAGAGCGGCCTGAGTTCTTACGTGAGGCGGGGCCGGAGAGTTCGGTCGGCTTCGGCAGCTTGTTAAGGGTATCGACCCAGCCGGCCTTGATGCGGCCGACCATCTTGATGCGCTCCTTGATGTAGGCCTCCAGCACCTGGTCCTTGACCACGGTACGGTTCCAGAAGTCGATGCCAGGTCCGCCGTTCTTGACGATGCGTCCGCCGAAGCGCTTCTTGAAAGTCTCGTGAATCTGACGGACCTGTTCACGGCTCTCGACGATGGGGCGGTTGAAGATGTTCGACGCCTCCTCCTGCCCGATCTTGCCGAAGTAGTTCTTGAGCTTGTTGAAGCCCTTTTCGGAACCGAAGCCATTGCCGAACATGCGAGACCATAGGCCGTTCCCTGCGAAGAGCTCAGAGTTATCTGCGGCGAGTTTCCAGAACTTGGCCGGGTTGTTCGTATAGGACGCGCTGCCGAGTTTACGGAACAGGCGACCACGGCGGGCACGGGTGCTTCCCGAGCGCTCGCCGACCATGACAGACTTCACGTCCTTTTGGATAGCCAGTTCGCCGGCAAACTTAGCCTCCTTGCTCATGCCGTCGCCCCCGGCCTTGACGATGGGGGGCGTGAAGATCATGGAGTCTCGGCAGCACAAGGCGCCTTGCTCCAGGAAGACATCCTTCATGCCGTCACCTGACCCTTTGCTAAAGGCCTCGATGGCGGCCATGAACTCGTCACGGCTCCGGGGGATGATGCTCCCCTGCATCATTGGTCGGCGTCGATGACGATCAGGGTAATCCAAGCCGAGGCAGGCTTATATGTCTGGCTATTGATACGCACGACCTTGCCCCCGACCGTCAGGCGCTTGCCGATACCCAGTCCAGCCACGGGCACCCCTGCCGCGAGGGTCGGGCCAGATGCCCCCGTAGACCCATCTGGGAGGGCCCAGGAGGCCGTTACAGCGGGCAGGCGGACAGAGTATTGGGTCCGCTCACAATACCCCCCCGCCTCGAGGACGGTGGTGTAGGCGGGTTCGGAGATGAGGCAGGAGAAGGTCAGGGCCCCGCCGGCGGTCGAACCAGGGATACCTAGGTCCGCCACGATCTCCTTGGCATCGGGGAGAAACTCAGGATACAGGCTCATAAATCTGCAAGGGTGGGCAAAAAAAAGACCCCCATTTCTGGGGGTCTCGTTTCGTGGGGCTTTAAGCCCCGGCGATTACGGGTTGTAGATCGAGGCGATCGTGCCGGAGGTCACAGACTTCGACGCGCCGAACATCAGTTCAGCCGAGGCGACGAGGTTGCGGGTGCTCTTGTCGGCCCAGACGTTGTAGTAGATGCTCATGCCGAGACCTTCGAGGGTCACGACTTCAGAGACGAGCATGCCATCACGGACGTTCTCGAGGGCAGGGGCAGCGGAGGCCATGGCGATCGCGTCAGGGGAGCAAGCGAAACCAGCCAGCTTGGCCTCAGACGGGAAGAGGTTGGCGTAGTAGACGCCGCCATCGAAACCGTAGGCGCCATCAGCGAGAGGCAGGGAGGTCGTGCTCGTCGGGATCAGGTTGCTGTAGATGCCCGGGTTGACGATGAGCGCCTTGCGGCCGGCCTTGTTGACGCCAGCCCACAGAGCGCGGAGCTGAGCAGAGCCAGGGGTGACGACCGAGTCAGCGCCGGTGACCGTGGCGGCGCCGAAGTTGGCGACGGTGATCGGGGCGGTGGCGACGGACCAGATCTTATCGGCGAGGGCGTCGAGGTTGATCTTCACGAGGCGCTCGAGGCGGACGGCGTTCTGAACGTCAGAGTACGAAAGGCCGAAGGGCTGGTACAGGTGGTTCAGGGTGACGGCGGTGGCAGCGAGGGTGCTGTCGCCGATGACGTTGAAGGCGGACGGGTTGGTCAGCGTGGTGGAACCGGCGGTGGCGACAGCGACCTGGATGACGTCCTTCGGGCGCTTCACGTCCGAGGAGAAGTCGGTCGAGAAGTTGGAGAGGGCGGCGAGGCGGTTGGCGAGGACAGTCTGGGACTGGGCGGCGAGGGTGTCGACGATCAGCTGGGCTGCGATGGTGTTAGGCATATTAGTTTATACGGTGAGGGTTGGGGGAAATTATTTGGCAGACTTGAAGATGGCCGAGCGGTTCTTCTTCAGGAACTCGGTGCGCTCCTTGCCGAAAGGCATGGCGGCATACTGCTCGGCGATTTCAGCGTCGGTCGCACGGACCGGGCTGTCGCCCTGGGGAAGGTCGATGGGGGAGACGCCGACCTTGGCGACGATGGTCGCGGCTTCGGCGCTGGCGCTGACCTGGACGGCCGAAAGTTCGGCGACCTTGGCGGTCAGTTCTTCGACCTGTTTGACGGAGGCGGCGATGGCGCACTCGAGGTCGATGACCTTGGCGTCCTTGACGGCGGCCTCGACCTTGAGGCTCTCGACTTCGGAAGCGGAACCGACGGTGAGCTTCTCCACGGTAGCGCGGAGATCGTCACGTTCGGCAGAGGCGGAGGCGACGAGGGCCTCGGCGGCGGCGAGTTTTTCTTCGATGGTCATGGTCTTAAAGATTGCGGAGGTGGGCAACTGGCAGGGGTC